GCAATAACAGAAGCGGAAGCTATTGTAGATCCGCTAAGTGTTGGATGGAAAATAGCTGCTACTCGCGTACCTCCCGAACCACTAACAATTAATTTGGTAGTTTTAAGGGTAGCTGCTTCTGCACTGGTTCCATCTAATCCAAGAACACGAACCACGGTTGCTGATTGTGCTTCTTGTAAATAATTTTGAACAGTGTATCCAAGATAGCTATATTCATCTGCTTTACCAAATCTTTCTTCGAACTCTGTCTGACTATCAACAATCACTGGAATGAATGCTGGACCTTTCTGAGCAACGCCAACAAAAGCTGCACCAATGTTAGCTACACCCTGCTCTAGGAAGGATAAATCTCGTTCTCGCGTAAATACGCCGGGGCTGACCACACGCTCTGCCATATCTTAATCTCCACTAAGAAGTTTCTATATCACCTGTTTCTATATTCAATAACCCTTCACCGTACTTTTTATTAAGTTCAGCAAAGTAACTTTCTTCGTCCGAAACCGAATTCAAAAATTCTTGTTTTGCATTCTTAACTAAATTATCTAAAACCGTGTGTTGAAGAACTAACTCACTTAAGTACTCAGCAACCGCCGAAACCTGTTCACGGCCGTCTTTGATCTTTTGTAGTTCTTCTTCAGTAATTTTACTCATAAAATAACCCTTTAATAAAAAACCCTATGGAGGGGAGTCTTCCGCCTCATATGATAAATATGTCTTTTAAAACTCAAAATTAACTTCCCAAAATTAACCGATTTCAGTGTCACCTAAATCTATTCTTTCGGCTATTACCAATTTTTTATTTGTAAATCTAACTAGATTTGTATCAATTGGATTTCCGTGTCTATCTACAGTGGATTCGGGCAACAAATAAGCTTTAACCATCAACGTAAATTCAGACCTAACCAATCGATCTGAACGTTGTGGTAATACTACAGAATTATTATATGATTCTACACTTGTTTTAAACTTATATTTATTTGTATCTCCCCAATAATTCTCAACTTCAAAAGATATTTGTTCTACCAACCCATTCATTTGTTGCTGATATTCTGTCCAAATCATACAATTATACTCTACATCATAAAAATCTGGATACATTATAGAAATATATTTTTTACTTTCTTTAATTCCATTCTGTATAGCAAACCTATCATATTTGTTTCTAGAATTCCACGATGTTGAATGAAAATCTCTTTCCAAATATTTATTAATTGGATTATTTAATTCATTCTTTGCAATATTATTTCTCTTAATCATAATAAGCGGAATTTGTAATTTTCCCCGTGTATCTCTCAACACACCGTCCTTTCGTGTATTCTTCCAACGTTCTGGATTTGCGTACAAAATTGGAACAGAAACCTTAAGATCATCTTGAACCACAAATGGTTGAATAACTTCATCCATATACTTTATTATAGCAGTATCGATATCTACCAAAGAAATAGAAATTCGTGAAGATTCTTCTGCTTTAGTATCTAATCCACGATTTCTATATTCTTCAGAATTTTTAGCATCTGTTTTTAAATTAATGGTAGTCATATCTGTCTAGGTTCAATTTGAATATTACTTCTTCGTGTCAAGTGTGTCTCACAAATAATAGACTCATTATATCCGGGCCTTCCAGCAATCAGCTGAACTTCTTGAATATTATCAATCTCATAAAAAGCATCATTATAACCAACAATGTCGCCAATTTCTGGATAAATGTGACGTTCTTCAAGTATACTACGGACAAATCTAAATTCTACTTCTTGAGTTTGATCAATTCCAAAATCAGCATTACTAACAGCCGTATTTGGTTGATAGTCAATAAAGGCAGAAACTTCTACACCAGTATAAGAAATCTTTTCAGCAGACTCCCCATAAATATTTGTATTTACATAATCAAGATTTAGTTTATATAGAATAACCAACGTATCAATAATGTCCGCACTAATCTCTTTATTGATATGTTGAAAAAATGCAAAATCTTTACTAGAAACAAATTTAGGCATATTACATTACATAGATTGGAATGGGAACTTTTTGAAGAATCTGGTTTTGGTGTCCAGCAGCCTCAGCCTGAGCCTTCATCTGTTGAAACCTTCCAGAAGCTTCTAGGGTTTCCTGTAACTCTTTAACTAATTCTTGTTTTTCCTGAAGAGCTTCCCTTCTAAGAATCTCCCCGTCCATCCTAATATCTGCATTTGGAATAGGAACTGATTGATATTTAGAACGAATAATTCCAAGAAGCTCTTTAGCGAGAGATAGTGTATATTTGTAAATCCACACTTTACCAACCGAATTAATATTTGCATATTGAATGTGTTCTAACGGAACATTTGAAGGGTCACTCACAAATTCATTAACACTACCCGACTGGGCGTTTGTTCCTGACTTTTCACTTTTAACATAATAATCAAACCATACAGCAAAACTATTTAATGGAATTGGTGAAATTATAAGTTTATTATTAGAAAGTGTAAATGTATACTGACTTTTTCGAATCACATCATTAATTTCAATAGCTTGAACACGAAGCATATCTTCATAAGCTGGCATCATCACAAATGTAATCGCCGGAGAATAGTCACCAAATCCAAATTCAGCCATTAGATTTGAAATACCCAATCCAGTTGCAGCAAACGGATCATAATATCTAGAAATGGCTGGACTGCCTTGATGATATACTTTTCTAATTTCAAGTGGACTGCCACTTTCCTGTGGAGTTGCCCACAGCGAATTCAAATCATAAGAAGCCGTCTGAGCAGAAGCAGTAATATGTCCTCTCTTTAATTCTACATTTCCGCCTGATAAAGCTTCAGTACCATATTCTGCAGACAATCGAACTACTTGGTCAAGGGGTGTTGCTATAATATTTTTTTGAGTAAAATCTTCAGAAGTAGATGATCCCATAAGGGCATACATATTATCTCTAATTCTAAATTGATTTACCTGTTTTCCATATTCAATAATCGACTCTTCCAAACATGTATAAATTTGCATATCCTGAAGCTCTACATCCATTATAGGATAACCCAAGCGGGTTGCTACAAAATTTGCAACCTTTGGACCATCTGTTTGAAAAAGAGCTTCACTATCAAAAATACCAAAAGGAGTTAATCCGTTTGGATTTGTTGGATTGCCATCATAGGAAATATATTCTGGGGTGGTTGCCATTATGTTCTCTCTGTACAATTTTTCCTAACTATAAATAGTAGGTTAACTTTAAGAAGACTATAGAAAAGTATAGAATATAAAAAAAGAAGGGTGGACCCGAAGGCCCACCCTCTTTTTACTAACTACCCGAAGGTATTATCTACTAACTTAGATTAACTCCAAGCGGTCGATAACGATCTTACCGTAGAACTCAGGACGGACCACCTTCTTCGCGTAACGGGTCATAACTCCCCTGCGCGGTGTGAAGTTAGTTGGATCATACACCAGAGGTGTCATAATCAGCGGAATATAAGGTGCATATACCGCTCCTGTCTCTAGGAAGTTCGCCCCACGATAACCCATAAGAACCACGTTGTCGAGCATGTACGGGTTCTTATAAATCTGGAACCGATTCTGGAACGACCCGATCTGGGTTACTCCAGCCGCAAATTCCATTGAGTCACCGTTTGTACCAGCCATGAAACCGGGAATGGTTTCGAGGATCGTAGCAACAGTTGGCGAACAAACTGCAAAGTTAGCACCACCACGAAGGGTGAGCTGATGAATCCGATTGGAAACCTTCTGCATCTTCTGTCCAAGCGTCTGGAACCAAGTCATGTTGGTCCAAGCTGTACCAGCAGAAGGAGTAGCCGCGAAAGCAGCTGTTCCCGAATCATAAACCTTGCCAACTTCAGCCGACCAGAAGTCGGTTGTAGTAGCTGCCTGAATAAGCATGTCAAGAATCTCCAAATCAACTTCTAAGGAGATATGATCACTCAACATACCCGTCAACTCAGCCTCAGCATCAATGCTGTGATAAGCATTGAGGTCTTGGGCCAGTTCTGGCGACCACACAGATTTCAGCTTACGCGTCTTAGCTGCAATAGTCTCTGACCTAAGTGAAAGGTTAATCTCTGGGATGCCAACGTCGGCCTCACCAGATGCAACCTCAAAGTCACCCGCCTGGTTAGTACCAACCACCGTCGCGGGCTGTTTGCTGTATTCCACACCATTTAGAACAGCAGCTGCTGCATAAGGAGCAACAAAGTTAATCGTTGTACCATCATGAGCTGTCTTGGTGAACTGAGGTAACCAGTTACCAAAGTTAGCAACCGATCCCGAAGGAATAAATGACCGAACAGCATTCAAGTCTGGATTTGTTAATGCTGATGCTGAAATTGAGTGTACCATGTACACCGTGGATGACGAAGTTGTCTCGTAATCCAAATCAGCCGCCGATGCGGTCCTCAATCCGGCCGTAATTCCTGTGTGACCCGTAAGCGTAGTGTTATTAATCGAATACGCATGTCTACCAGCACCGTATAAACCGGAACGTGGTAAGGTTCCACTACCACTAGTATTCCCATAAACGGAATCACCAGCAGTACGACCCTGTGCAGTTGTTCCATACTGGAAGTCCATATAAAAGACTAACCCAGCAGGAAGGTTCATTGGCTGAACCGATACAAAGTTCTTGGCAGCAATCTGACCCAGAACCTTGCGGACGAGAGGTAGAGCCACACCGGCCCAGTTCTCGTTACCTGTTAAAGAAACCTCGTTTAGAAGCTGACCAGCTTGGTTCTCAAGCAATACGGCCATTCCACTACGCTCATGTCCTTCCAATCCGTCCAAAAGACCAGAATTTTCCCACTTCTCAGCCATGCCTCGGGCTGCGCTTGTGAGCTGACTGTGAGCTGTAGTTGCTTCGTTTAAAAAGCTAGATACATCACTCATTATTCAATCTCCATTAATTGTTAAAGTATTTCGTTGATGCCGGCAAGTTGTTTCATTCTATTTCTAAATCCGACAAATTGACCTTCTTCGATGATCTCTGTCGTTGGGGCAGTACCACCAACGACCTTTGAAGCAATCCCTCTACTCTCAGCAATAACTTTCGTTGAGGAGCTGGTTTGCTTCTTTTTAGCAGGAACGTTAATCGTAGCTTCAGCTAATGTAGCATAGAGAAGCTTAACTTCACGGATTGTCATAGCGAGATCAAACGTTTCGACAACGTGAATTTTCTGTTCTTGTGATAGTTCCTTACCCATAAACAACTTATTTGTAAACAGTAACTTAGCATTTAGAAGATTGACTTCATTGAGCTTTCCGCGAAGCAATTCAACAGCTTTACGATGTTCGTCCAGCTCATCTTGTAGTCTCGTATTTTCCTGGGCCAGTTCGGTGTCATCATCATCAGACATCTCAGCCTCAATTTCACGAAGAATAGCGTCTAAGTCGAGTCCTTCTTCAACTTCCTCCTCGTCCTCATCCTCTTCATCTTCAACTTCTTCCTCTCCTTCTTCAACTTCCTCCTCTTCGCCATCATCATCACCATCATCATCATCTTCATCTTCAAGCGAAGGAACTTCTACCTCATCATCGTCTTCGTCATCGTCATCGTCATCCAACGCATCAACTTCACGTTGAAGTTCACGGATAATAGCTTCAAGGTCTAAATCTTCAAGATCTTCGTCCTCTTCAGCTTCCTCATCATCCACATCTTCCACATCTTCCACACCCTCTTCGTCCTCTTCATCCTCTTCCTCTTCGCGAATGTTAGGTGCATTAAGTTCCGCCCCACTAACAGTAGTTGTGGCCCCGCGGACGGTAATATCAATCTCGTCCACCGACTCAGCCTCTGCCGAAATTTCTTCGGTTTCTTCTGAAACTTCCTCCTCATTGACGATCTCAACGTCAGAAGCATCATCTGCAACTTCATCAGACGCTTCTACTCCCTCTCCAACTTCAGCAAAGTCCTGAGCACGTGCACCACGTTGTGGATCGTGTGCTTCTTCGACTTCCGTTTCTGATTGTGAAAGAGCTCTTGTTATTTCTGCCTTAATGGTAGGGGCGATTGTCTCTTCAAGCTGTAACTTTGCATTTGCAATGGCGGTTTCCCGCACTTGTTCTGCATCAGCAATAGCTTCTCTGAGCAAATCGTTTGTAAATTCTGCCATCTTTAAACCTCTTGTAGTTTAAAAGACTATTTTAGTCTTTATTTGGTATAGTATATATACAAAAAACCGCCTAACATTAGGCGCACTCTATTAATACATATCATCTATATTTTATAAAAATTAAAATTTATTGTATTTTTTACTATTTCGGATTTTCTTCTCTTCTCGGATTCTATTCTTGATAGCTTCTTCTTTCTTTAGTTTCCGTTTCATAGAAGGCTTTAAGTATTCCTGTCTGCGATACACCTCTTGGAGGATTCCCGCTTGTTTGACTTTTTTATTAAAAATCCCAATAGCCTTTTGTAGATTATTCCCTGTAACTTTTACAAACACCATTTTACATTTATTTCCTTTCAGACAATTTTTTATCTATAGAGTTTACATTCAAATCGTTCATTTTTCTCAAAAGATCAGTTCTTCTTAAAACTTTAAAAACTAAGTTTTCTGTTGAAAATTCACCACCCCTAGCTAGACCAGAACTTCTCATCTTTCTAATCTTTTCTTTTGTCTTTTCAATTACCTGAATGACCTCTGAGTATTTTCCTTCCTTATACTTCTTTAATAAAACATCATTATATAAATTAAAGAAGTATTTTGATTTCGTCAAAACATCGTCTTCATCAAAAACAGCATCAATTGGTTTTGGTTCTTTTATCCACTTATCCTTTAAAACAGAATAAAGTCCTGTTGCCGTGTGTTTTTCCGACACATCTTCTACATATACTTCTATTTCATATCCATCAATTTTAATATCGTGTTTAATATTCCAATATGCTTTCATTAAAGTAAAAAATCTTGAAACCAAATTTAAATCCGTATTAAGATCTTTATACTGAACAATAATATGTAAATCTATATCAGAATACTTTGACCAATTATAAGCTGCTAAACTACCTGTAAATCTAATATCTTGAATTTTAACCTTTTTATCTATATCCCAATCTTCGATAAACTTCTGAGATACCTTTAATAAGATCTTTCTTACATTCTTATTTAAAGTCTTATCTTCTTCCCAAACGTTCTTATTAAGAGTATCTTGGATGTGGAAAGATTTCATTACATCACGAACGTTCATATTAAAATTCCGTTCGTGCGGCCAATTTATAAGAAATGGCTACAATCTCTCTAATGGGTTTTGATAAAAGGTGGGATTTTTGTTCATCAGTAAGATTTTTCAAGACCTTTGAAACCATAAAAGCAGAAAACGCATCTACAGTTTCACCCTTGAAATTTCCACCAATTTTTTTCTCACACAACTGATGTATTTTTCTTTCTAATCTTTCTGATTCGTAAATTTTCTTATGAGTTTCAAAAAACTCTCTCAAATCAAAATTCTCATCGGACATCAATTTGTTTACTAATGTATCCGTAGCAGCTTTACCTAATGTTTCTAAAACTTTCTTGGTATACGATGCTTCTTTAAGAAGAGTTCCTAGTCTACGAAGAACGTTCTGATTTGTGGTCATTTTACTTCTGCTAAGAAATCATATATCAACGAATCAATATTTACAATGAGTTGAGGAACCGGATCAATACTTTCATTGATAAAAGCGCCTGGGGTTGATGGGTTGGAAACCACATCAAAACAAATTAAATTATAATCCTCTTGAACTTCAAGAGTATCTTCATTAACATTTTTTACAGTACCAATCCCGCGGCTACTTACGCCGAGCCGAATATTATTTTTAACAAGTTCGCGGACGATATTACCAGCAGGTGTTGAGAGAATTTGCATATCTCCCACCACGGCATCTCCATTCATACCAATTTTAGTAATATTAGCACAAACATTTCTTAAATTAACTATTGGACTTTCGGGGTGGTCTAATTCGCCCAAAGCACGATTTTGTTCAACAAATTCTTTACTATACCGAACTACTTCTTTTGTTAAAACCTTTCTTGGATAAATTCTACCATTTTGATTTTTTGAATTAGCCTGTTGTAAAGTGACATGTCGTAACACAAGAGGCTTACTCATATCGCGAGCTTCGTTGATAAGTTCATTGTCATAATATAAAAGATTCTGTTCTATTAAAAGCGTGCGATCACTCATATTTTTAGCTCTCTCAGTTTGTGAGAAATTTTTACTAATCTCTCTTCAATTTTATAAATATCTTTTAATGTTCTCTTCCAATAATTATCTGATGAATATCCAAATTCATTTTTATATCTTGATAAGATTTTTAATTGAGCATCAACTCGCCCTAATGCCTTTTTTGTTTCACGAACCGACAACCCAATTTTTTGTCTAGCAGTTTTTTCTTGATCGTTTCTAAACAAATAATATTTGGAAGTCCCTTCATTGATAATTTCATCAACTTTTCGATTAAGAGCTTCTTTACCACGCTTAGTTAATTTCCATCCAAGCTTTTCGGCTACAGCTTTTATTTTTTTTCTATGTATTAAAGATTTTCCCGTAAACGCACGAGAAGTCAAATAACCACCAGCACTTCCGCTTGTAGTTATTTCATCCAACTCTTTTCGAATTACTTCTCTAATAAAGTTTCTAAGATATTCTTCATTCATGGGGTTGGAAATTGTTTAATTGGCTGTCCAACTCATAACCAATCATCAATGCAGTTAGATGATTGTTTTTAACATATTTAAGCGATTCAAAATTATTTAATTGATTTCTAATCTCTGCTAATTTAATTTTTTGAACATCATTCTGAACATGTTTGATTTTTGTATTAATGGACTCGGAAAGTTTTTTAGCTTCGCTTTTAGCTAACTGTAAAATATGACTTGCATCAGTTCCCTTATTTAAAAACTCTCTCAAGAGATTCTTTTGATCTTCATTTAACTTCTTATATTTCTTATTGAACTTTTCAAGAATTAATCTATAAGTCAACAATCTCAAATCCTCTTCTTGTTCTCTTAATGTATTTACAACGTCACTTTCAATTACAATATTCTTATTTTCAGTCTCACCACAAAGGTATTCAACTAATGTATATTTAGCTGAACTGAGTTCACGGACATTTTCATATGTATATCCTTGAACAGCACATTCAAAACTCTTATAAATTGAAGCATAGATTTTATAAGAAGGAACTCTATTAAAAAGAAAGTTCCTTAAATCATAGTTTTCTTTAATCTCTTTAACTAAATCATACTTTTGTTCTTTTAATTTACGATTATCTAATTTCTTTCTCTGATCAACCAAAATGTTTATATAATCTAACGACTTGGTTTCGCTTAACTTTTTACCATTAAAGAAAGATAAATACAGAACTAGTTCCTTTCCTAGTTCTTTATTTCTATTAAAATACTTTTCAAGTATAGGAATAGCTTTCGGTTCCTTTCTGCCCGACAGAATATCAGATGTAATCTGTCGTGTCAGTAATTCAAAAAGAATTCCAGTATTTTTGTATTTACTATGCTTTATACTCATAAATTTCCTATAGTAAGTCTATATGTTAAATATCGTCTATATTTTTAAAAACTATTAATCTTTTAAAATTTTAGAATCTGGAACATTGGAATCGGGAACATCCATGATGGCATCTAACCCTTTTAAGGATTCCTTTAACCCCGGATGTACAAAAGACTGTCCATTTTTCTTGTTTTTTGGTAAAACGTCCATAGCCGCTAAAATTTCCTTATACCCTAACGGATCACGACCAAGCTTATCTTTATCCGATCCGTATTTATGTCCTTCTGGCGGACGGCCCACTTTCTTTTTACTTGTTGTTAATTTTTGAACATCGTCCAAGCTTTGCTCAGCATCATATAAATCTGTGTCCTCAACGTTCTCTTCCATTGGCGGTTCTTCACCACCCGTTTCTGGTTCTGGAGGATTAATGGTATCTTGAGTAACTTTTTGAATCGTACCCTCAAATTTAGCATCATCAAGAACTTTATCCTGTTCAATAATAACATCTTCAGCTGAAAGTTCAAAGATGTTATGGTAAATCCACTCACGGGACATAAATTTGCCCGCGACCAACTGGTCTGCAAGACTTGACTTTTCTTTCCAAAGACCAATCTTCTCCAATTCATAAACCATAGATGGGTTAGTTAATGACAAACTAAAGTTAACCAACTCTTCATCTTTAAATCCAAGAATATATAGATGGATAATTGCTATCTTATTTAACTCACTAACCATAATTCGTTGAATTCTTTCAATAGTTCTAGCAAAACGAACATCCTGAGCAGCTAATGTGGCCTTTCCACTTATATCTTCCTCATATCCAATGAAAGACTTGGGAACCTTAAAAGCAGCCATAAGTTTTTTTAATAAATAATCAACATCTTCAATAGCATTAAATGTAAGACCTGAAAGATTATTAACCTCTGTTCCTGAATCCTTTCCACGGACTGGCATATAAAAGTCTTCTAAAATATTTTGCATATTAAACTTCATATTATATTCACCAGTATTCTGATCGACCAGAGGTTGTCTCTTAACTTGGTTAATAATCCGTTCCATATAATTGTCGATTTCCGCAGGAGGGATATTACCAACGTCCACCTTGAAAACTCTCTTATCGGGAGCTCTGGTAATTCGATGAATCAACATCGCGTCTTCCATCAAACGAAGTTGTTTATGAATCCTTCTCCCACCCTCAATCATAGACTTACCATAAGGCATGAAATTTGAATCAGAAAGAAGTCTAAAATGTGCAACTTCGTAATTATCAAATTCTTTCTTTGGTAAGAAAGAATATTGAGTATCAACTTTAAATTTTACACTAAATGGATTCATAGTTTCGTCATCACCCTCTATTCTTCCAGTTTCATAAACAGAAAGGGGGATTACATTACTAATTCCAGATTCGGGGTCTAATATCAAATATAAAAAGAAATCTCCATACTTACACATATTTCTAGCCCAAGGCCAGAGATTAAATTCTATATTTAAAATATCATAAAAAAGATTATTCAAAATATTTTGAATTTCATCATTATCTGATTTAATAGAAAGCATTTCGCCAAATTCATTCTTAACTGTGGATTCATCAGCATATATGTCGAGAACTGATGCGACAATGGGGTCGTGATCCATTAAATCATAGTCACGAAATAGCTGTAATCTAGCTTGCTGAAATGACGAAGAAGTGTCATAATTACTTTGAGCCGAATACCCATATTGACCAGCGTTATAAACCCTTCTATAGCGATCAATGATGTTTTTAGTCCCATATGCTTGGGTCTGGGCGGTATCAGATACTTTTAATTTCTTACCACCAATGTTTCTAACTACTGCTTGAGTAGAAAAGAGTCGTTTTAATCTTTGAAATACGGATGTGTCTGCCATGAGCCTTTAATAGCCTCTTTCTTGTGGCTTCTCCCCAAGGGTTCCTTCTAGCGATTCTACTTTATCTTTTGCATAAGCAATATGACCATGAACTGCAGCCATCGATGCGGTAGCGCTTTTGATTTTTTCTATAACCCACTCTTCGGGATCTTCGGTATCATCTAATATATTATAGAGTTCCGATGCCTGTTTATGTATAGACATAATATAAGACTTTAAGGGACGGTTGTCAACCCCCTCGTCACCTTCATACATTCCTTCCACAATAGGTTCTGTACTTTCTATGTCTTCTGCCTGAATTTCTTCTGCTCTGGCTGTAGCGAGTTCAGATCCATCCTCGACATCTGGTTCCGGTGTCCAGTCCAGCCCAGATTTAGAAAAGCCTTCACAACCACGTTGGGCATATGCTTCTCTCTCTCTGTCATTAAACTGGCCTAGTGCGGGAAGGCCAATCAATCCCGTTAATCTAATGTGTGACATTTTTATTTAACCTCTTGCATCTGAAGTATCCGAATCTTTGGATGTGCCCATTGCAGTTGATGTTGCTATCTTATACATAACAGTTTTCCAATCGTCTCCATATCTCTTCTTAAGATCTTTTGCTTTCTTTTTCAAATTCAAAACGATTTGCTCTCTGTCTTCTATTTCTGCATCGGTCATTGACCTTTCTTGAAGAACATTATGAATCTCTTCGCGAATAATTGAAATTAAAGTTTCCTTATCCATATCTATACCATTATCCGTATTGTCTGTAAAAGTCTTTCTATAGTATAAGTAGTATTCTTAACCCAGTAACCATCTTATATCTTCCTTTTCGTGACCGACATCAATTTCCCAGGCATCCTTTTGTTTTTGTGAATCGGAAGTAAATAAAGCCTTTGTATGTTTGCCAGAAATATTATTTAACATTTGTTTATTTAATTCTATTCCTTCTAATCTTAAACGTAAAGCGGTATCTCTTACCCACAGCCCAATTGCTAACGCCAAAGTTAGATCATCATTATATCCACCCAAAGCTTCTGCTTTTCCGTTTTTCCACACAAATGTATCTAATTCTGTCATCATTCTAGACGAACGAATTATAATTGACTGTTCTCTCATATATGATTCTAATTTAGCTATCAACAGAGGTCTTGTTTTTTGAGAAATTGTAAAGCCGGGAACCATTTTCTTTTCTTCCGAATAATGCTTACTCGTCATTTGATGCATAGTATCTATGTACTGTAAATCGTTACTCATATAAAAGAGATTACGATAATCACGATCAATAATTTGTTGAATGGTTGACCAACCAATATTTGAATTATCGGGAATGATTATTGCATCATTATATTCAGTGGCAGCTGCAACTAAAAGATTTCCAAAATCTTTTGGAGATATTTTACCCTTATATTCTGCAACCTGTTCAGAAGCATCTACATCAATTACATGAAATGTAGAATAATCTTCTCCATCCCCTCGCGCTACGTCGGCTGAAACAATGTATGATTTTGTATAGTCCGGTTGTTGCCATACCCATAAATTATTATCAAATCCGCGAACTTCCACTGGTTCTTGAACAAAAGTTTGTTTATAAAATTCTAATATTTCTGCAGATATGACAGTATTTCCTGAGAAAATAAACGAAGCTCCGTGTTCTTGAGCAAATCTAAGTTCTCCCATTTGTCGAAGTTGTTCTTCAGCCCAATCCTCATCTCTGGTGGGGTGTACTCTCCAATCATACAAGGTTCTATGAAAATCATTTTCTCCTGCTTCGGAGTCTGTCCACGTTTTATGAAAGAAATTACCAACACCATTAGCAGTTGAAACTAATACAGCCGAACCACCTGTGGTAGATAGGGTTGCCTGAGAAGATGTCCATATTTCATCTGCGCCGTCGATAAAAGCAGCTTCATCAAATATTAACAAAGAAAGAGCTTCGGAACGACCAGCCGACTCGCGAGTTGCAGTTGCTTTAATTGTTGAACCATTACCAAATCTAAGAGTAAGTTTATTATCCTCTACAAGATCTCCCCGTAACCAAACAGGAAGTAATTGGTGCATAAATTTAACTTTAGTTACAAGATTTTTTGCAACTTCCTGTTTAATAGCAATGACCAAAATTTGCTCATCTCGTTTAAATAACATTCTCCATAAAGCATATCCAGCTACTAGAGTAGAAATACCTATCTGTCTACCCTTTAAAAGAATATTATATCTATGATCTTGGAATGCATGAAGAGCCTCTGCTTGATAATCGTATAATTCAAAAAGTTGGCGGCCCTTATTGGGTACTTGAATATAAGAATACTTTCTTAGGAAATATTCACAATCCAATGCACATTTTAGATATTCTGTTTTAATAATATCTTTTAGATTTTCAGTCTCAGTCATATTTCTTAGTGTATGTGTAAGCTTTCAGAAATTTTCCAAGCCGCGACAGTTGCTACCGCAGCCCCAATGAAAAAAGATTGCATTCGTGATGGTTTTGGTATAAATCCAAAAACTTTATTTGGATTGCCCGGTGGCTCAGGAATATTAAGAACTATAGTATATAAAGAATCTGCCCTCAGTGTTTGAGTATCAAAAGACGTTGTTAATAGTGTAACTTGATTCACTAAATTCTGTCGTAACTGATCAGCAGCACTAAGAGCAATCTTTAATTCTTCATTTTCTTGTTCAATCACCACAACATAGTCTCTAACTTCTTGTGGTGTTTCTTCTAAAATACTATCTGTTACTTGAGCCTTTAATTCTTGTCTTTCTTTATCTAACTCCGCGATTCTGACTTTACTGGTATTTAGATTGGAAACAATTACTATCATACTATCTTGTAATTGTTGAACTTCAAGGTCATTTTCGGCCAATTCCTCTTGAAGGCTGTCTGCAAACTCCCTAACAACCGCAGCTTCTTCTTCAAACTGTTCATATTCTTCGATATATTGATCCAGCTGAGACTGTTTTGTCCAAGATGTTATATATCCAGCAACAGAAGCGGTTATTAAAACAGCTACAACAAGCTTTACATTAGTTTTAAGTAATTGCAACAGCGGCATTTTGCTCTCCATGTTTCTCTTCGTATTCTTTTTCTTTTTCTTTCAATGATTTATTCATACCGACTACCTCATCCCTAAGATCCTTCTTAACCGTATCAAGAGGCATTGAATATTTATCTATCTTCAAAATAACCCCGGTATCGTCATCGAAATGATGAATTTCTGGATTTGAAAGAGTATCGTGATAGTGAGTTAATTCCACAATTCTATCCTTCAACCAATCAATTTGATTTTCTAAAATTTTCTTTTCCTTGTGTTCATCCCAAAGACCACCCATCTTCAATTTACTCTCTGCTTTAGCCACACAATCATAACATTGGCTAGTAGCTCTGAAAGTATTGACATCTAGCTTAGTCATACTCTTTCCACAGTCAGGACACCACCACGGCGTTTTTGCGTCTTGAAGAGGACTTATAGATTGTTTTATTCCTCCCTTAACCGTCCACTGTTTTCCATCACGGTCTTTCCAAAAATCTCCCTCGTTTCGTTTAGGTTCTTTCTCACCTGTATACTGACCAACAATAATCTTATCAGCATACTTGTTCATTTGAGTCCTAATTTGTTTCTGAACGTTTGCAAATTCTTTTTTCTTCATAACCCTATCCCATTTTACTTGATAAATATCTAATTGCTACTCTATACGCTGGATGCGTCTTGTCATATGTTAATGCTGACTGAACTGTAATATCTTTGCCGGTTGATGGGTTTCTAACCCGATCACCGTAATATTTCTTTATGAACTCCGTATCCCTTTCAGGGTCCGGTTCTCCAGCAGGTGCGCCGGGTGCTGCGGTTGGTTCTCCAGATGGCGCGGCGCCGCCAAATTTAAATGTACCAAGAATTTGATTCAACGGAGCAAATGTTCCTGTAAACTTATAAGGTTGTCCTTTATATATGAACACAATTCCTTCCGATGGAACCAACTTATCTATTCCAACCTGTTGCAATCTGTCAAATTCCTTTCTTAATTTTTCTGCTTGATCACTAACATCTTCTGCTTTCACAGATTTCATTGCTGTCTCTAATTCCTTCTTAATCTGATCAATCGCGCCTGGGTTGTTTGATGCTAAGAAATCTGAGATTCTTTCCAAAGAAGTAGCACCAACCCTCAAGAACACCATCTCAAATGGATTTTGTGCAACCTTCTTAACGTCACGCAATCTAGTTTTTTGATATTCAGATACCCATTTTCTAATTTCGCGATCTTCGATATCTTTTAATTGTACTGTCTTGTCATCAAAAGCAAAACGATTAATCAATCCTTCCACTACATCGTCATCTGCTGTCAGTCCTTTTTGTTCCAACTCCTTTTTGATTTCACGTTCCCACCATTTAGCATAATAGTCCCGAACCAGATCACTATCTTTTAAACCAAACTCATCTCTAAGTCTATCAATTTCTCTATGGAATTTCTTAGTCTTCTTTTCCATCTTTTTAATATCTTTGTTATTAAACGTAATTACCTTTGGTCCTTGAAGTCCAAAGATTTTTTGTTTGTGTTGACCAACTTTCAAAATTTGATCACTAAACTTTTTTGCATCATCCTGACTTGAAGATACTGGCTTTCCATCTCTATCATATTCAATAGTACCGTGGAAAATAAGAACGTTTTTGTCATAAGGAATAACATTTGTAGAATCTGGTAAAATGATTTCTACGGACATAAATTTACTTCCATTACCAAACATTTCTTTAACTTGGTTGTCTGGTAAAACTTTAATAGCTGTTTCAAGATCTCTGGCCGCTCCTACAAATGCACGTTCAATATTGCCTCTATCCTTAAATTTATCCATCATTCCCTTAACTGTCAAGGCCCTATCACCGCCATTTTTCACATGTCCCTTATTTCTAGCGAATCTAATCTCACCATCAACAACGGAAAATGCTATATTTTGTCCATCTAGTTTCTCTGTAACCGGCTTTTCGTCGCCCATCGAACCTAAAAGACCTTGATCAATAATCTCTTTATAGTCATCAAACGTCAAATCCACATCTTCATACGGATGCATCATATGACCAGCAGCGCCACCTTCCATAATAAAGATTTCATTCGTTTTCTTCTTATCTCGTCCATGATCCTTCTTAGCAAGAACCCACTTACCGCCATTCACACCCTTTGGATGATGAACATCGTGGTTTTTCATCTTTGCTTTACCATGTTTACGGATTGCCTTTTGTCGATCACGATTTCTAATCACGCGGTCATCTTGAGTTTTCTTTAAATACCGTCTAACTCTCTCTGGATGTCTCTTGTAATACTTTCTCACGCGTGCTGTTGAGGTTTCTTTCTCCTCAAGGGTCTCGGCCTCTTCTACTTCTGGGGTGTCTTTGTCCTCCATAACCCCACCAAGAGCATGAACCAATGGATAATAGAACACACCCTGTTTATATGCTTCTATACACTTATTTTCAATGGTTGTTTGTGAATCCCCCAGTTCAATCTTATAATCACTTCCTTTTTTACCAATGAAAGTATCAACTAACGAATTATATTGATCAATCAAAGCATTTTCTACCATTACTGACGCAAACACCTCTTTCATTGGCCCTCGCTCGAACAGTTTCTTTGCAAGTTTATAAACTGGGTGGTTTTTATCGTATTGTAGAGCGGTTTTGACCAAAATGTCCCTTCTGGTTTGGGGATTTGTAACCCTTCTCTTAAGAATTGAAGAATCACGCTTCGCTTTCTTCGGCGTATCCGACTTTGCGGACTCTGCAGAACGTTTTTCAATAGTATCTCTCATCATTCGGAAGAGTTTTGGATCAAAGTCTCCGTATAATTTCTTGAAAAAGTCAATTTTGTCTTCAGTAGAGATAGTAGGGTTCCCCAAGTTATCTCTAATCTTCGTGGCAGACATTACAGTATCATCTACTTGGAAATTAGGTACCGTTACAAAGTATCCACGATCTTGGTATGGGGATAACTCATCATCAGCGTCATATTTCTTGAAATATTTACCATGAGATAGTCTATCTCCGTCCTTTTCACCGACCGCTGTTATGAAAGCAGTCTTTTTTGAATCAAACTTGGAAAGAACTTCTACTGGTTTGTAAGGATTCTTGACCTGAACCACCCGTTCTGATGGAATATTGAACATAGCGGTCATAATCTGCTTCTTCTCACCAAACTTAAATGGATCTCTTTCAGAAGTTTCTTTGGGTTCGGAGGTGGCAACATATACGTTTTCCTCTCCAAACTTATCAACCAACTGTTTGTATGCAGAATCGTGTCCTTTGTGAAAGGGTTGGAATCGACCTGCGTAAATTGCTATTTTTCTCATATTAGTATAGTTAGGGTTCAATATAAATATCACTCAAGTTGTGGAATCCCACTTACCAATCGGGCAGGATGCTACAGCTAGATTAACTTTTCTTATCATATAACACCCACACTCAGTACATCGTCCCTCTTCAGTTAAGTTCGGGCATTGTTCACATATTGAATATCGTTCAACAACAACTTCTTTAGAAGCTAATACAGGCAATCCCTTACCAACATATTTAGCCGACTTCCACAAATCCCTTCCAAGATTTCTAACCATGTTTATCTTAGATGGGTATTTAGATATATCTTCGGTTTCAGCCAAAAACGTCTGTTCAGTTTCTTTAATTAATTCTAATTCTTCTTCATTAAAAATTGCTTCATCATAACTCATACCAGACATCATCTTTTTAGCAATTTCTAAATCATCAGAAAATCTATCTACTGCTTCTCGACCAACTCGTAAAAATAATGGAGTTGTCCGTTTTGGTGCAAAATAGTATATCGCTTCTGTAATCGGTCTTGGCCAAGGCATATCATATTCATCAAAACAAACCCGTAATGTTCTTAATGGTATTTTATTTTCGTCAAGAAGTGGATTCAAATGTGCTTCTAATCCAGTTTCATGCTCCATACATCCTTCTGCAATGACCGCTACTAAAATTAATGAAGTTTCCTCCATTATTATTTCTTCTACACCTTCGTGATATGACTCCATAATATAACCTTATTTATTTTTATTCTCCGAAGCCAGCGCAGTCAACGGCAGAAGAGTGATCTTCGTTAATCTCGCCGGCCGAAATCGAAAGTGCCCAATTCCCGAGCACGGAGCTGAC